AGTTGACCAGAGGTACCTTGAGCACCAACTGTTCCTTGGGCGCCAGTAGTTCCTTGAGCACCAGCAACACCGACAGCACCAGATAGATTTACTGTCCATACTGCATATGTTCCAGAACCAATATGCTTAGTCTTAGTAAATACAAGGGCGCCAGTTCCAGAGTTATAACTTGAAACGGTACCGTATTGAATATTGCTGACATCGTATGCAACGGTGATGTCTTGACCAACAGAGTAATCAACTGCTAGATCTGCAACAGTAATTGTTTGAGATCCACTGTTTGCTAATGTGAATGAAGTTGTAGAGGTTGTGGAGTACTTATCTCCATCAAGACCAGATGTACCTTGTGCACCAACGGTTCCCTGTGCACCAACAGTTCCTTGAACTCCTTGTGCACCTAAAGTTCCTTGTGTACCTTGAGAACCAACTGCTCCTTGGGCTCCATCAGTTCCTTGGGTTCCTTGAGAACCTACAGTTCCTTGTGCTCCCTGTGCACCTAGAGTTCCTTGGGAGCCTAGAGTACCTTGAGTACCTTGAGCACCTACTGTGCCTTGTGCACCCAGTGTTCCCTGTGTTCCTTGAGAACCAGTAGCACCAGCATCACCAGTACGAGCAAATGTAAATAAAAGTTCATCGCTATTGCTAAAGGTTCCGTTACCAGAAACATAAGCAACGTTAACACTAAACCAATTTGGTGATTCATCTGTAACACCAGAAATTGTGTAAAGAGCAAAAGTAGAAATATCATTTTTCTTAGATACTTTTACGTGACCTTTAATTGTAGATGTTGAATCATCAATAGTAGTTAAGAAATTAGAAACATCATAGTTACCATCAGAAGGATTATCATCCAATGCAAGAATGGTTGCTGAGGCTAATGTAGCGTTATTGAAACGAGCAAAATTATCGCCTGGGTCTGACATAGTTGTGCTAGTACTGAATGTATATCCAACTGTAATACCACCAAATGAACCTTCAGCACCTTGTGCTCCAAGAGTACCTTGTACACCCTGTGAACCTACAGTACCTTGAGTACCTTGTGCACCGTCAGTTCCTTGAGAACCTAATGTACCTTGAGAACCAACAGTTCCTTGAGAACCAACTGTTCCTTGCGCTCCTAATGTTCCTTGAGTGCCCTGAGAACCAACAGTTCCTTGCGTACCTTGAGAACCTAGTGTTCCCTGTGTACCTTGAGCACCTACTGTTCCTTGTGTTCCATCAGTTCCTTGGGTTCCCTGTGCACCTACTGTGCCTTGAGAACCTACTGTGCCTTGAGCACCAACAGTACCTTGTGCACCAACAGTACCTTGAGCACCCTCAGTTCCTTGAGTACCTAGTGTTCCTTGAGAACCAACTGTTCCTTGTGTACCTTGAGTACCAGCACCAGTTGCTCCTTGAGCACCAGTAGTTCCTTGTGTGCCCGCTGCTTGCCATGCAGAGCCGCTCCAAGTGCGTAAGTATCCTAATACTGTGTCATAATAAATTTGACCAACTGTGGGAGATGCTGGGGCGGTCGCTAAATTTTGTATTCTTGCATTTTGTAATTCTAATTTGTTTAAATCAATAGGGGTTAAAAACTTACGTGCCATTTACGTTATCTCCTTAAGATAAGTACGCTTTGCCTGAGAAGGCTTGGGAGAACGAGACCGTAAGTGAGTTCGAATTAGTATATGTAATTTCGCCTTCGTAGATTGTACCAGCAGAGTCTACAACTGTAACGTTAGGTTTAAACCCTAAATTATGAGGAATTACCCAAGAAGCACTGACTGATCCTTGAGTGTGTTCATAGGCTAAAGCCTGTGGTTCTAAAGGGTTATCTTGAGAGCCAAAGTCTTGGGTACCAGAGGGTGTAGTTATTAAGATTACGTCATTTACTACAATTGGAACAGTAGTTCCTGGTCTTACGTACTGACTCATTCTGTTACCTCTTCAGTCTTAAATATCTTTCCTCTAACGTATGTTGTTGTTACTCCATCTTTTGTTAATTGAACATCATAATAAGATGTTCTAGGTAACATACGGGTTTGTGTTCCAGTTAACGCCAATTTTAAAGTACGAAGGCCTTCTCCGTCTGCACTACCAACATTTGGAAATGTAATTGTAAAAGTTGTTATAACTCCAGGAATACCTACCCCTAGAATGTCTGCTTTTGCAGTATAGGTATCCACTTCAAAATCAAGCACGATAGTAAACTCATAGGCATCTCCTTCATACACAAAGAGGTCCTGAGTAACAATCGATACTGGAGTCTCCACATTGCCATAGGTTGGGGTAGGAAGATGGACACGAGTGGCTGCAGAGCGATCATCAATTTCTTGTGGCTGAAAGATTGGCACGTAGTGATTAGTAGTCTTTGAAATTCTACGGAAACTAAATACATCAATCTTGAACATACCGATACCAAGTTGAGAGCAGAGTTCTTTGTACTGTTGTTTTCTAGACTCAATCATCTGCATTAATTGTTGGTAACGCTCAGAACGTGGAATGGTCACACCGTCTGGAGCAAAGACGTTAATATCAAAAGCAGCATCATTAGCCAATGCATAGAGGGCTAGCGTTGATGCATAAATAATTACGGGATACTCTTCAAGAGTTGGTAAGTTTTGAAGACTTACGCTACGACCATAGGCATCTGTGTGGAAGGCTGAGTGCTCAAGGAAGGCTGTACTTATATACGTTTGAGTTTCTGCGGTTGTAAAGTATCTAAAGTAATTTCCAGCAACAATAAAATCATCACCATCAGCAGGGACGTCATCACATACAATATACCCAGTTGCTTCTTCAACCTCTACATCTGCAGAGATATCGGTGCCGTTCTTAGTTACTATTAAGTTAGCGCCATCAAGAGGAGAGTACGGAATTAAAAATCTATTAGTAGTTCCATCTGCTGTAAATTGGTATACAAAAGACTTAGGTATATCACCAATTTCAGACCGTAATCGATCCGCTAGGCTTGCAATCGTAGCCACATAACCTCCGTTAAAATTCTATGCCAATCATCTCGTGTAATCTAAATTTATTCAGCGCAAAATAAAAAGGGTCCAACTCCCAACTGGGAGGAGGGCGGGAACCAGTTGAGAGTCGGACTACTAGCGACGGCTAGTTTTTAATTTGGCCGCCAAATATATCCAAGTTGCTCTAGATAATCGGCTAGTGATCTTGGAACTCGATACTTAACACCTGCTTTAAAGGTGTAAGTGTTTCCGACTCCGTAACTCATATCGTCAATATCAGTAATTGTGCGAATGATGACCATGTCACCTGCAGTTGATACTCCGACATTTTCGATTTCGTCAAGTACTAATGGAGCATCTGGTTTCTTAGGATCAAAGACATCCTTTTCCAGACTCTCTGTCTCAAGTTGAGTAGCGATAGATATTTCTTCTTTACGCTTCTTTAATGCTTCCGCATTCTTTTTTGCTGCTTGTTCCGCTGCTTTGCCTGTTGCATCAAGCGGACTTGTCTGTGTATTTGCCACGTTGTTTATTCTCCTAAGTTAGTTAGAGGTGGCTGGGAGCCAAAAAAGGAGTAAGGCTCCCAGACACCAGGGTAAAACAAATTAGTTGGTGTAAACCTTGCAGATCGCTTGATCTGTGATTACGCCAAGACCCCAAATTGCATACCAAGCAAGAGCGTGCTCACGACCGAAGTCAAGAACGCCACCATCACGAAGTTCAACTGGGAGAGAGATTGCGTGACCAAATGCATTGTCACCAATCATGATTGCTTCATAAACTGCAGCACCGTTGCCAGTAGCAGTAGTTAGATAACCTTTTTCTGCTGTGTAATCTGCAGACTCTGGGTTTCCACCACTTCCTGGAGCAGTGTTAGCCTTAACTGGAACTTCGATCTGTGATGCTGGAAGACCAGCAGATGTAGAAGTTGTGTAAGCAGCGTTTACTGCAAGTTTTTTAACTTGAGTTGTCTCAATGAATACTACGTCGTACAAACGACCAATTTCACCAAGCATGAAGTTACCAGGTGCGGCGTACTTCGTTACTTCAATGAACTCTGGGTTTGAACGGATATCACGAGATTGCGCTGGGCTAATGAACATTACATAAGTCTCACCTAAGCGAGGAATGTTTTTAGAAGCAAGAGTAAGAGCAGCATCCTTCACTGCACCAGTTGATAACTTGTAGTTACCATCTAGATCAGAGAATTGTGTTGCTACGGTACCTTCGTTGTACCAGTCGTTTACACCTTGTAGTGATGTGCGGTCATAACCGAACACTGCAGAAGTTGCTGCAGACAAAGTGTTACGTGCCTGTACATCTAGGTATTGCGCCATTTGGCGTCCTAGAAGACGAGATGCTGAAGCCATTACGTCATCAAATGATGCGTTCAATAGTAATTCAGAAACAGCAACAGCATAACCATGCTCTGCTACTGTGATTGCAATCTGCTCTGCAGTAAGTGCGTTTGTTGTCATACGAACGCCTTCTGTCAAAGGAGTTGGATCTACTGCGAAGTTCTTGTAACGAAGGAAGTTCACACGAAGACCAGGTGCTACACCTAGTTCAGTCTTCTTAACTGCGAATTGTTCGAAACGAAGAATTGGCATTGCCTGGAACAAAATTTCTTTCGACCAGATTGTTTGAATTGCTTGGTTCAGGCTTGTATTTGAGCCTGAGTAAGCGGTTGGGGCTCCTGCGAGTTGCCCTGTACCTGTAATTGCACTTGCCATTTAGGTCAAGTCCTTTCCTAGTAGTTGTTTGGGATTAACCGAACAGTCCCTGACCACGATTGCTGGCTGCTGTGCCAAGTAGTTTGGCTCTTTGTTTCGCATAATCCGCCAATGACATTTCCCTGATCGAATCAGGTGAGTACGATTTTTGTTCCGAATCATTATCGAGGGGTCCTGCGGCAGGATTAGTAATTCTAGTTCCTGCCATTTGTTGTCTTGCACTTTGCATTGCTTGTTGAGCAGATGACAAAATTCGAACAGATTTTTCTTTCAACATTGCGATGCTCTGTTCTACTTCATCTGCACTGTTGCCGTCAATTAAATCAATCAATTCAGGAACAATATTTTCCCGCTC